AAGAATTATATAAAGAATTATATAAACAAATAATATGAAAGAAGAATTATTAGAAGATTTTATTGATTGGGCAAGAGATTTCAGTCAAGATGCGTGGTATATTTTTGACAATACCGAAGAAGCAATAGAAGAGTTTTTAAAACAATTTAAAAAGAAATAAGATGAATAAAAAACAAGAAGACAAAATAGTGGAAGTATTAGCTTGGATATGCTCAATAGTAATAATAACAGGAGTTCTTATAATAATAATAGCATGAGCATGTTTAACGTAGCAGAAAGACGTTTCTATATATGGAAACTTGAGTTATGGTGGATTGCTTTTGATGATGATGCATTTTATCCTAAAGATAGAATACACTTGATAGGTAATTGGTTTTGGAGGATTTAAGTTATGGAAATATACACTCCTTCTAAATTAGAGTTAATTAGATTAACTATTAAAGGTAACTGTCAAGATACAGAATATTTGAATTTAGTAAATACAACTCATGCAGAAGTAATTGAGTATGTAATCAAAACTTTTTCAAACTATATGGTAAAATGTCCAAAGTTTAGAACCACAATTGATATAAGACATTGTATTGGTGGAGATAACTTGAGTTCTCAAAGAGTAACTTTATATGGTATAAAACCATTTGAAGTAGTAAAAGTATTAAATTTTAATTTAAGTAAAGAATAAGATTATGGGAAGAATAAAAGAAGTTTATATGGATATGATAGAGCGTGATTTCAATGGAGATCCTGATACTCATATACAAGCATTAGCTAAACAATCATGTGAAGAATTTAGTTATGTAGAAGAAGTACCTTGTCCTAATTGTTTTAATAGGACTTTGCACAGAAATGAATTAGAAGCAGTTTGTGATACCTGCGGTCAAGACTTTATTTATGTTGGTTCAGCTTTAAGATTTAAGTAATGAAAGATAGTTTATTTGTCCAGTGCACTGTTAAAAATGGCGCATTGGTCTTTCCAATCAAAGCTATAGGTAATAAATATCAAAAGTTTTTGAATGATTTACCTGAAGGAGTTAAACTAGAAATATTTATTGGTGTAAGTGGTGAAAAAGGAAGCAATCCTCAATTAGCCAGATTACATGCAATGATTAGAGAAATAGCTCAAGAAATAGGATACACATTTGAGGAAGCTAAATTAGTAGTAAAAAGAAAAGCAGGACTCTGCTTTACAAAAAATAAAGAAGAGTACTGCAAGTCTTTTGGTCAGTGTGACAAAGATGAATTAAACCTGGCTATTCAAGCCTGTATAGAAATAGGAGATTTTAGTGGAATGCAATTAAGATAATTAGTCTATAACTTTTATCTTGTCTTGAAGTTCTTTTAACTTTTCAGTTATATCTTCTTGTTTATACATCATTGTAGCAAGTTCTTTTAGTTCTTCAATGGTAGCTGTAGTTTCAGTCTTTTTAGCTAAACCTTGTTCATTAGCAAGATATTTAAACAATTGAAGAAGTGAAAATAAAGTATAAATATTAGCTTGTTCTACATTAAGACCCAAGTTACCTTTATCTTCATCAGCTTTATCAAGATTTTGTTCAAATTTATTAAACAAATCTGGTAATTTTTCAGTTCCTTCTGAATAATTCATGAACATATCAGTTAAAATTCTTTGAAGGCCTGGAATATAGGCTGTTGATACTTCAATACCTTTGATGGTATCTTTAAAATCATATGTATCAATTGTCTGTAATTTTTTTTCTTCACTCATAGTAAAATATATTTATTGACAAATATACAAATTAAAATAAATAAAATGGAATCAAACATAAATAAATTTAAAACACAAATAAAAACTGATTCAGAACTATCAGGTTGGGATACAATAATTAATCCTTTTATAGATAGTTCATCATTTAATGGTATATTTGTATTTCTAGAAGCAGCTGTTAACCATGGTCTAAGATTTACTCCACCATTCAAAGATGTATTTAATGCATTCAAAGAGTGCTCATATGATAATCTTAAAGTTGTTATAGTGGGACAAGATCCATATCCTCAATTAGGATCAGCAGATGGTTTAGCATTTAGTTGCTCAAAAAAAGGTAAAGCTGAAAAGTCTTTGCAATATATACTTAAAAAAACTATAGGTGATTTTACTGATACAGGTAGAGTTATATATACTCCTGAAGAATGTGATTTAAGACGTTGGGCTAACCAAGGTGTATTGTTACTTAATACAGCATTTACTGTTGAGGTTAACAAGATTGGTTCACATTATAACTTATGGAAACCATTTACAAATTACATATTTGCTAATCTTAACAAACATAAGAAAAATACAATTTTTATTTTGATGGGTAAAAAAGCAGAAGAATGGGAAACTTTATTACCTGATTGTAAAATACTTAAATGTTCACACCCGGCATCAGCTGCATATAAAGGTGGAGAATGGGACCATAATGATGTCTTTAATAAAGTAAATTTAGAACTAAAAAAACAAAATAAGCCTTTGATTAATTGGTAAATTTTGTTTATATTTGTTCCCCTTCTTTTAAATCATATATCTGATTATTAAAACTACAAATAAAACCAAACAATATGTGGGAACTATTTCAGATGATGCTGAAAAATAATTTAACACCAAATCAAGTACTATTATTATTTGGAATAAAGCAAGGAGTTGCTTTTCCTCAAGTAGCAAATGATGATAAGTTAGCTCTAGAAAAACTAGGTTATTTAGTCTTGGATAATGGTAAATATACAATGAGTGCTGAAGCCAAAAGCTTGATAGTACATTTAGATAATTATTTTATCAAAGCAAAAAAGAAAACAGATGCTCAGTTAATGGGTCAAGACTTTGTTGATAAAATAAATATTTATAGGGAAGTATTTCCTAATATAAAACTTCCCAGTGGCAAACCAGCCAGGGTTAATGTTAAGATGTTATCTGAATCATTCAGATGGATATTTGAAACATATGATTATACTTGGGAACAAATTATAAAAGCTACTAAAATGTATGTAAATGAATACCGGGATGCACAATATATGTATATGCAAACTAGTCAGTATTTTATATGCAAACAAGACAAGCACAAAGTAAAATCATCTACATTAGCAGATTACTGTGATATGATTAGAGATGGTGTAGAAACAGAAGCTAAACATTTTAAAGAAAATGTAATATGACACCAAAAGAAAAAGCAGAAGAGTTAGTTTACAATATGTGTTTATATAAATTAAAAACAAATTTATTACCATCTCGTAAATCAAAAAAACGTGCGTTAATTGCAGTTGAAGAAATATTAATTCAACTAATGTGTGAAAACGAATCAAATTATGAATATTGGCAAGAAGTAAAAAAAGAAATAGAGAAAACATTATGACACCAAAAGAAAAAGCAAGAGAGTTAGTTGATAAGTTTAAGCTAAGCACAGGTGCAAATACCAAAATAAATATTTATGTAGCCAAACAATGTGCATTAATAGCAGTTGATGAGATAATTAAGCAAGAAGCAGAAAGATGTTTAGCTTATAAAGAAACAGATAAATTTATTGACTATTGGGAAGAAGTTAAACAAGAAATAGAGAAATTATGATATTAAATAACATAGACAAAATACTTGATAAATTAGATCTTATTATGGAAGATTTAATTATGTTAAGAGATGGTGCTTGGGAACCTGATGAAGATTCTTGTAATGCAACTATACAAAATGTTCAAGATGTAATAAACATTATAGAAAATGAGTAAACCAACAGAATCTTGGATAGGTCAATATGCTGCCTTTAATGATGCATTAAAATACATGTATAAAAGACAAACCGGTGAGGAAAAGTCTATATATACACCATGGCCAAAATTCAATGATGCTACAACTGATGGTTTAGAGTGGAATACATTAACGGTTATTGGTGGAAGACCTGGTTCAGGTAAAACATTAATTAAAGATCAAATCATAAGAGAGTCTTTTGCATTGAATCCTAATGATTCATTTAGAGTATTAGAGTTTCAATATGAGATGGTTGGCAGAACCTCAGCAATTAGAGAATTTTCATCTGTCACTGGTAAAACTTATAAAGAGTTATGTAGTGCAGGAAGTTTAGTTACTGCTGATACACTTAATACATGCCATCAATATGCTAAAGAAAGAGTGAAGCATCCTGTAGATATTGTAAGTACTCCAATGACTGTAAATCAAATGCGTGAGCAAATTGATATGTATATGCATCAACACAAAGGAGTAAAAACAATAATTACTTTGGATCACACAATGTTGGTTAAAAGAGCACCTTATCAAAACAATACATTAGATATGTTATTTGAATTAGGTGAGTTTTTTACTCAATGTAAACGTGACTATCCTTGTTTGTTTATAGCCTTATCTCAACTTAATAGGAATATAGATAACCCGGAAAGAGCAATAGACGGTAAGTATGGTAATTACATTCTTGAGTCAGATATATTTGGTTCAGATGCTATGCTACAACATGCTGATACTTTAATTGGTATCAACAGACCAGCAAAACAAAAGATTAGATTTTATGGCCCGGATAGATATATTATTGCAGATGATAAAACCATAGTACTACACTTTCTTAAAGCAAGAAATGGTGATACTAGAATGAGTTTCTTTAAAGCTAAGTTTGAATCAATGCAAATTGAAGAAATGGCTACACCAGGAGTTCAAGAAAGAAGATAAAAATATGATAAATACTAAAAATTTAAATAAAACAAAAGAAATGGCAATAACACCTGATGAACGTAAAGTTAAGGTAAATGCATTAAGAGAAGAGCATGAAGATTACTTCCAAACTAATGGGATAATTAATGCACTGTATATCCCTAAGATGGCTTATAGGCCAAGTGGAAAAGATGAACTATATGTTAGTTTCTTTCCAAGTGAGTTTGAAAAGAATGAAGATATTTATACTGAATTTGTAAGTATAAATTATGATACAGAAGATCCAAAAAGAACTTTGTATCTTCATAAACATAATCCTCATTGGAAAGAAGAGTATGAGTTAGTTGAATCAAGTACTGGATTTATAAGACACATAATACCAGTTAGTGAGTTAAAAATTATAAATGATGTAACAAGCAGAGGTAAGTTAATCCATGACTTTGCTAATCCTGATTTACCTAATCCAGATAAAAAAGAAGTACCAGGATTAGTTGAAGCTTTGCTTGATATTAATAAGACACTTAAAGCAATTCAATTAACATTAAATAGTATCCTTAACAAATAATAAATAAATATGGCACAAAGTGTATTAATCATTGCTGACTCAGGGACCGGCAAATCAACATCAATCAGACATCTAAATCCTGATGAAACTTTTGTAATTAATATTGCAAACAAACCACTACCTTTTAAAGGTTGGAAAGGAATGTATGCTTCAATTTCAAAAGACAATCCAACAGGTAATTTAGCATCATCATCTTCTGCAGCAGGAGTTGTTAAAGCTATTTTACATGTTAATGAAAAAATGCCACACATCAAGACTTTGGTTGTAGATGATTGGCAATATATGAGTTCTTTTGAATATTTTGATAGAGCAAATGAAAAAGGTTATGAGAAATTTACTCAAATTGCAGCAAATTTAGCTCAAGTAGCTAAACTACCTAAAGATTTGAGAGATGATCTTACTGTATTCTTTTTAACTCACTCAGAAGATTCAACTGATATTAATGGGAACAGAAAAATTAAAGCAAAAACAATTGGTAAAATGATTGATAATGCTTTAACTTTGGAAGGCCTATTTTCTATTGTTTTATTTGGTAAGGTTAGTAAAAATGATGATGGTGAACTTGTCTATGGTTTTGAAACACAAAACAGTGGAGAGAACACATGTAAATCACCCCAAGGAATGTTTGAGGAAAACTTCATCCCAAACAATCTGCAATTTGTAAAAGATTGCATCAAAAAATATGAAGAATAAATAAAATCAATTAATTAAAAGAAAAAATTATGTTAAGTACTAAAGACATGTCAGCCGCGTCAGGCAAAGAAAAACCAGTAGTTGGAACAGGAAATCACAAAGTAAAAATCAATTCAATTAGTTTTGATAAAACTCCTTATGATGCTAATGCATACAACATTATGTTGCATGTAGAAACAGAACCAGTAGTAGGAGATTTTCAAGGATTTTTGAAAGATATGAATAAACCTGAAGGTGCACGTTATGAAGGTCAAGTAGGAAGAGTGAGATATTCACCGTATCCATATAAAGACACTACATTACCAAGTGGAAAAGAAATCAGTAGAGATACTGAGGTAATGAAGGCAATGATATTTTTAGCTGAAGCTTTAGATAAAAGAGCTGGATTAGATGCTATTCAAGCTAATACAATTGAAGATTTTATGTTGAAATGTGATAAATTGTTATCAGGTTCAACATATGTAAATGTATGTCTTGGTGCACGTGAATGGGAAAACACTGAAGGTTATGTAAACAATGATCTTTACTTACCTAAAATTAGTAAAGAAGGTGTGCCTATAGAAGCATTGAATGTTGAAAATTCTAAATTATTAACTTTTGATAGCAATAATGTTAATCACTTAAGAAAAGTAGAGAAGAAAAATTCACCTACAACAAGTCAGTTTGAACCTGCTTCAACTGGTTCTGGTGATGATTTTGATTTGTAATAATTAATTTAATTATGGGACTGGCTATAATATGTCAGTCCCATTTTTATTTATATTCTTAATATGCTTAACACAAAAAATTTAGTATTAGAAGATTCAGATGTTCCTAGCTATTGGGTGTTTCAATATTATTTAAACTTATCAGAACCCTTAACAGGTCAGGATGTGAAGATTAAATCAATCTTTAATCCTAATGACAAAACTCCTAGCTTTTGTATATATGTAGATAAATCTATAAATATGTATAAATTCAAGGACTTTTCAACTGGTAAAAATGGTAACAAAATAGACTTGGTTAAACTTATGTTTAATTTGGAATATAGAGATGCTGTTAGAAAAATAGTAGATGATTATAACAATTATGTTAAAACAACTGAT